TTCTATTTTAAAATGAAACAAGCTGATGTTAATAAGATTAACGCTCGTATTGATCAGCTTACACAAGAGAACAATAGTCTACTTGAACAATCAGACGAAATACATAAACAAATTACATCTTTAAAGGAAAGTATTTCTGACGAAGCAGCTATAGAAAAGAAGTATAATGAGCTTGTTAGACTCGATAAGAACCTCCGTTCAAAGATTAAAGATATCGCAAATGAACTAAAGTTCTACGAAGAAAACAATGAATGCCCTACGTGTAAACAAGGTATAGACCACGATCACAAGGAGCATACGATTACTGCCAAACAATCTAGAATTGCTGAGATTGAACAGGGTCTTGGCAAGATGGAAGCAGAGATAAACTTCGTACAATTTCAGAAGAATGGTATCAAAGAAATCCACGACAAAATCAACCAACTTGGATTTGATATGAGTGGTAAGAACGCTACATATGCTTCAAATGAACGTAATATTATTTCTCTGAAGGCAGACCTAGAGAACATACAGAAAGAAACAGAATCTATTGATACGAGTACAATTGAAGCTCTTAATGCTGACCTTGAACAATATAAAGATCAACATCGTGAGTTAACAATTGATCGTGACACAATGGGTGTTGTTGCTAACTTGTTAAAAGATGGTGGTATTAAGACTCAGATCATTCGTCAATATGTACCTATTATCAACAAGCTGATCAACAAGTACCTTGCTGAGATGGACTTCTTTGTACAGTTTGAACTTGATGAGCAGTTTAATGAGACGATTCGTTCACGGTTCCGGGATGAGTTCTCTTATGAGTCTTTCTCTGAAGGAGAGAAGATGCGTATTGATTTGTCTCTTCTATTCACGTGGAGAGCCGTCTCTAAGTTACGCAACTCAGTATCTACTAACCTTCTTATTATGGATGAAGTGTTTGATGGATCGTTAGATGCAACTGGTACAGAGGAGTTCATGAAGATAATAAATGATATCACAGGTAACTCAAACGTATTCGTCATCAGCCATAAGACTGACCAGCTGATTGATAGGTTTGACAATACATTGAGATTTGAGAAGGTGAAGAATTTTTCAAGGATTGCAGCTTGACTTTGACTTCGGTATGCAGTATACTCGTAACGAAATTAGGGGCAATCTATGAAGTTTTACACTGACGTACAGACTACATTCAATCAAGTTCTTTGTTGTGGGTATGAGAATGGTAAGCGCTTTGAGCGCAAGATACCATTTGAACCCACTCTTTTTGTTGATGCCCCTCCTAAGGATAGAGATAGAACTCCTTACAAGTCACTAGAGGGCAAACCAGTCCTTCCAATCACATTTGAGTCTATCGCTGATGCTCGAGCGTGGGTTAAACGTCAGCGAGAGATTTCTAACTCAAACTACTATGGGTTTGACAACTATGGTTCACAGTATGTTCTTGAAGAGTTTGGCGATAAGATTGACTTTGATAGATCTCTAATCAACGTTACTGTAATTGATATTGAAGTCGCATCTGATAATGGGTTTCCTGTTCCTGAGTTAGCTGAGCATGAAGTAATCTCAATTACGTTGAAGTCTAACATCGACAACATCTATCACGTTTGGGGATTGTATGATTACAATCCAAGTAAGTGTGTTGTTGATGGAGTCAATGTAAAGTACTACAAGTGCGATAATGAGATTCAATTGTTGACGAGATTTGCTCGTCATTGGCGAGATTCTAGACCAGATGTTGTTACTGGTTGGTACATTCGGATGTTTGATATTCCTTATCTTGTCAACCGTATCAATCGTTTGTTTGGTGATGAAGCTGCTAAGAAGCTATCATGTTGGAACATCATTAACGAGCGCAAGATTGTTATTATGACGAAAGAACATCAAGCGTATGATATCTATGGTGTCCAACAGCTTGATTACATCGACTTATTCCGTAAGTTTGGTTATACGTATGGTCAGCAGGAATCATATAAGCTAGACCATATTGCTCATGTTGTTCTTGGTGAACGTAAGCTATCGTATGATGAACATTCTAATCTCCATACGTTATACAAGAAAGACTTTCAGAGATTCATTGACTATAATATCAAAGACGTTCAACTAGTGGATGCTCTCGACGAAAGACTAGACTTTATCAATCTCGCTATGACGATTGCATATCGTGCTGGTGGCAACTATACTGAGGCATTTGGTACAGTTGGTATCTGGGATAACATTATCTTTAGAGAACTACACAAGAACAACATTGCAGTTCCATCAAGAAAAGAAGGATTCAAACAGGAGTATCCTGGAGCTTTCGTTAAAGATCCACTAGTTGGTAAACACAAATGGATATGTTCATTTGACTTGAATAGTCTATATCCTAATCTGATTATTCAGTATAATATGTCCCCTGAGACTTTGATTGGTGTTGATCCATCATACAATGTTGACAAAATACTTGACGAACTACCAGACCGGTCTAATGAAAACACATCAATGGCTGCAAATGGTGTAATGTTTGATAGAGACGTACGTGGTATTCTTCCTAAGTTGATTGAAGAGTTATACAGTCAACGAGTTCAAGTTAAGAACGATATGCTTCAGCTATCTAGGGATAAAGAAGCTAATAAGAATGCTAGTCTTGAAGGAGAGATCAATAAACTTGGTAATAGGCAGATGGCGATCAAGATTCTGCTAAACTCTCTTTATGGTGCGTTGGCTAATAAGTTCTTTAGATACTTTGACTCTCGTGTCGCTGAAGCTATTACTACATCTGGACAACTATCGATTCGTATTGCTGAAAGAGCAATCAACGGGTATGTCAATAAGATCCTCAATACAGATGAAGACTATGTTATTGCTATCGACACTGACTCGTTATATATCAACTTTGGTCCTCTTGTCGATAGTGTGTTTGAAGATCAATCTGATACACAAAAGATTGTTAAGTTTCTCGATGATGTTTGTTCTAAAAAGATTGAGCCTCTACTTGAGAAGACATATGAAGAACTTGCACAACGAATGGGATGTAACGACAATAGAATGGTCATGAAACGTGAGGCTATTGCTGATGCTGGTATCTGGACTGCTAAGAAGCGTTACATCCTCAATGTTCACAATAACGAAGGTGTTCAGTATAACGAACCTAAGCTCAAGGTTATGGGGATTGAAGCTGTCAAATCATCTACACCTGAAGTGTGTAGGAATAAGATGCTTGAAGGGTTTAAGATAGCAATCAGTGGTAGTGAGAGTGAAATGCAACGGTTCATTGCTGACTTTAGGTCTTCATTTGCTGAGCTCCCTGCTGAGGATGTTGCTTTTCCGAGATCGTTATCTGAGATCAAACCTACGTCTAAGAATGACTTCTTTGTTCCTAAAGGAACACCAATCCACGTACGTGGTGCAATGTTGTACAACTTCCTACTGAACAGAGAAAAACTTAACACTAAATATGTTGACATCAAGAGTGGAGAGAAGATAAAATTCCTCTACCTTAAAGAACCTAACCCTGTAGGTCATAATGTTATTACATTCCCTGACTACTTACCGAAAGAGTTTAACCTCGCCTCTTATGTCGATCACAACAAACAGTTTGACAAATCATTTGTTGAACCTCTATCAGCTATTCTTGATGCTATTGGTTGGGAAGCTGAGAAGAGATCAACACTAGAATCATTTTTTGGATAGGAGTATTATATGGAACCAATAACATATAAGTTTGTTAGTACTAAAGAATATCACGATGAATTTCCTTGCGCTTATCGTCAATGGCGTGCAGATTCGCACTGTAATCTGATACATGGATATTCATTCTCTATGAAGTTCTATTTTGGAACAAACGAACTGGATGTCCGTAACTGGGTAGCTGATTATGGTGGGTTGAAAGAGCTCAAACAGGTTCTCAAAGACCAGTTTGACCACACTCTTCTCGTGGCAGCCGACGATCCTGAGATACAGACATTCCATCTATTGCAAGAAAAGAATATGGCTAAGCTAACAATTCTTCCTCGTCTAGGATGTGAAGGATTAGCTGATATGCTGTATAAATTTGTTAATGGTGTTTATATCCCTGATTATTGGGGTCCTTCTGAAGCTGAACGACTGTGGTGTTTTCGTGTAGAAGTTCGTGAGACTCAGTCTAATATGGCTTTCCGTGAAGGGCATCGTGAATGGAATGAGGAGCTATTTGATTGACCGAACCTCAAGACGTGAGCAACAAACACTTTTATGTTAGTATGGCAAAAAGTGTTGTTCGAATTGCTGCTGGTGGAGTATTGTGTTTTATGGGTAATGAATACTTATTAATCACAGGCGTTCTGATAATAGCAGCAGAAATCCTTGGAATTGTAGAGGAGCTATGATGGCTGAAACAAAATATTATTATAGTGAAATCTTTTATTCGGTACAAGGCGAAGGACATTATACTGGTGTTCCTTCAGCATGGTTGAGATTCTTTCTTTGTAATCTTCAGTGTAATGGGTTTGGTCAGGTAGATCCAACTGATCCATCTACATATGAGCTACCATTTGAAGACTTTGACGTATCGTCAGTTAGTCGTGTAGAGGATCTTCCTGTATGGTCTAAAGGGTGTGATTCATCGTATACTTGGGCTAAGAAGTTTAAGCCTCTTATGGGACATGCTACTGGTAAGGAACTAGCTGGAAAGATTCAAGATATCCTACGCAACGATTCAAATCCTGAAGGTTGGTTTAGGCATCCTGTCTCTTATCAACATCAACATCTGTGTATTACTGGTGGTGAGCCTCTGATGAAACATGGACAAAAGGCTTTTGTTGAAATCTATGAGGAGTTAAAGAACCAGAATGGTGGGCCATACTATGGAGTTAATCAACATGCTGGTTCTAATATTCCTGCATCGGTAACATTTGAAACCAATGGTACACAGGAGTTGACTGATCCTTTCTTTGATTATATTAGCAATCGTGGTCTAATGCAGTCTGAAGTATTCTTTTCTGTGAGTCCAAAGCTGTGGACGGTTTCCGGTGAAAAGAAATCTAAAGCAATTAAACCAGATACTATCAGACAATATTATACAGTATCTGAGCGTGGACAGCTAAAGTTTGTTCTTGGTGATGAGGATCGTCAGTGGGAAGAAATGGAGGATACTCTAAGCGATATCCGTAAGACTGGCGTAACATATCCTGTATGGATCATGCCTGTCTCTGCTACTGCTGAGGATCAACTAGCTTCTGCTGGTAAGGTTGCTGAAAGAGCGTTCCGTCGTGGATACAATGTAGCTGCAAGAGTTCATTGTTATCTGTTTGGTAATCAGATAGGAACATAGTATGAAGAGATACTTAGAATGGTCTAACATTGAAGGTCTCTTACAATCAATTCAATACAAACTTGGAGATTTTAAACCAGATGTTGTTGCTGGAGTTGCACGTGGTGGTGCTATTCCAGCAGTAATATTATCTCATATTCTTCATGTTCCTTGTGAGATCTTTACTTGGCAAACAAGAGATGGTGGGGTCAAAGATTACAGATATGATATCGTTGATAATATAGATGGTAATAATCTAAATGTATTGTTAATTGATGATATCAACGACACAGGTTTGACGTTCAATCAAATACTAGACAATTGGAAATATCATAATAGTAATTTGGTCGATACCCATGTACGAACTGCATGTTTGATTGAACGTGTTAATTCAACTTTTACTGTTGACTTTTCAGGTGTAAGAGAAGATTCTGAACAATGGATAGTATTTCCGTGGGAAAGGAGCTAGAATGGCTAAAGTAAGTGATACAATTCGTAGAGAATTAATTAAGAATGGCAAGCGGTTTTGGGCTTGTGATAATGTTAGTGAATACCTTGAAGAAGGTGATAGAGAAGCTCTGATTGAAGAAGCTACTGTTGCTTATGAGAAGTTTCTCGATGCGTTATTGATTGATAGGGATAATGATCCTAACTCTCAAGGAACCGCACGTCGTGTAGCTAAGATGTATATTAATGAGCTACTCGAGGGTCGTTATGATGTCAAACCATCTGTAACTGCTTTTCCTAACGACGATCCAGAAACTAGATATACTGGTCTGCTAACTGCTCGTACAGAGGTTAAGTCCATCTGTTCGCATCATCATCAGCCTGTTCGTGGTATCTGTTTGATTGGTCTTCTTCCATCTACGAGTGTTATTGGTCTTTCGAAGTATACTCGTTTAGCTCAGTGGTTATCTCGTCGAGGTACTTTA